TCTACCTAAAATCAACGAGCAAAATCAAAAAGCCAAAGCATTAAAAGAAGAAACCATGAAAGCCGCGTTTGGAAATGGCGTGCTTGGTCAAACCATGGCAGCAATGGCAGATATTCCAGAATACGCAACAGGCGGTTACACAGGAAATGGCGGCAAATACCAACCGATGGGCATTGTTCATGGCGGTGAATATGTCATGACAAAAGAAGCTACAAACCGTCTAGGCATCGCCACGCTGAACGCCTTAAATTACGGAAAACAAGCCTTAATTGCGGGCGGTTTAGGTATCGGACTTGCCACAGCCGCACCAATTCAGGTGGATAACAGACCGCCGATTTCAGCACGACCAAGCATCAGCCAAACCATGCAACCAATGGCGGTCAATATCACCATTAATGCACAAGCAGGGCAAAATGAACGACAAATCGCCCAACTTGTTGCCGCCGAGCTTGAACGAATCAACCGACAACAACAAGCAAGGGCAAGAAGTCGAATGGCAGATCGAGCATAAAAAACACCCGTGTAAAAACACGGGTATTTTTTTTTAAAAAAATAAAAAAACTATTGACAAGGGTTATTATATTAATTAATATACACCTATAGCCAAGAGATACAGGCTATAACCCAAAACTTTAACCAGACCCCACCAATCGGCAGGGGCAGAAAAAGGAAATAAATTATGAACGCTCAACAAATGATTTCAAAAATCCAAACAACTTTAAACGCAGCCGAAGAATTGACAATCAATGTTACTTACGCACGCGGACGCACATTAGTACAAACTTATAAAGTAACCGCAAACGATGTTAAATATGTCGGCCATAGCTGGGGTGGTCGCGGAAACGTAAGAAATATTTATGCTCAACGTATTTTAAATGCTTAATAATTCAAAGTCCCGCCGAAAGGCGGGCAATAAAGAAAGAGGAAATTAAAATGGAAATTGTAATCAAAGAAACAGGCGAAGTAGAAACATTATTACTTATCGATAGTAAAACTGGTTGTGATTGGTTTAATGATTTAGTTGGTAATCATGATGGATTTAATGACGATCCTGAATACGGATTTGCGAAAGAAAAAGACGAAGATGGCTTTGATACAGGACGATTTGTGACAAGCCAAGAAAACTTTAAATGGTGGGAAAATATCGTTAGCGAAATGGATGAGCTTGAAAAAAGAATCGTAAATTTGAGTGAAGAATTTGAATACTACAAGGTAAAAGATGTTGTGATGGATGCCAGCGCGGGAAACAGCGATTTAGAATATTATCCATCAATCGTACACCAAGCGCTCGATGAAGAATTTGGCGAAGGCAAAGGAAGATAATAACAAGCCCCGCAAGGGGCTTTACTTGGAGTTAAGAAAATGGCAAAAACAGCAGTACATTTATCAGATAACGCTTGGCAATATGTAACAGATCGCACTCCACAGGGCGAGCAAAAAGGACTGTCAGCTCATATTAATAATGCGTTTGAGCAGTTGATTCATTTGGCGCGCGCAGAAAAGCCTGAGTTGTCAAAATCAGAATGGATTGAGCTATACAATGTTTATGCGGGCAGTGATTTAACTAGACTTGTAATGCCGTTTGATTTGGCAGATGACTTGCGCACACATTACGGATCTTTACCGCAAGATTTAACCGCACTTTATGACAAATTAGCAGAGATGACACAGGCGCAACAATTTGCCGCGCTTGATGCCGTCCGAGTGTATTGGGCTAGTGGTTATGAGCAAGATTGATTGGGCATCTGTTGACTGGTCAATGAGGTCAATAGATATAGCTAGACTGTTAGATGTAACAATAGATACTGTATCGCGCAGACGTAAACAATTAGCTAGGGATACGCTATTACACCGATTTAGAGATTGGCAAAATGTTGATTGGAGCAAGACAAACAAGCAATTAGCAATAGAGCTAGGTAAATCTTATAACACAGTTGCAAAGCATCGTTATAAATTAGGACATGCCGGTGAGGCGACAATGAGAGAGCCTAAAAGTAACAAAGGCATACCTAACCCCAAAATGAGACACGGCAAAATTAATCAACCGAAAGCCACGGAAGCCGCAAGAAAAAGCCTTAAATCAGGCAAGTTTGAAACAAATATACACGCCAAAAAGTGGCGCATTGTTAGCCCAAGTAATCAAATTTTTATCGTGCGCAATTTGTATCAGTTTGTGCGAGATAATAGCGAGCTATTTTTGCCAAAAGACGTTATTTTTAAAAGACAAGGCGGCAAACGCGGAACTGGTGGCGAATATTGCAACGCAACATCGGGGCTGAGACAAGCTGCATCAAGTGGCAGATCGTGGAAAGGTTGGAAATGTAAGCAAATAAAGGACGAAGAATGAGTTATAAAAAATTAAGCGATGAAAGGAAAAAAAATATAAGCATAAATGCCAATAATTACGCAAAGGATAACTATCGGCAATTCACCATTAGACTATCACCTGATGTTGCTAATAGATTTGATGATATTTGCAAAAACGAAAATCTATCAAGGCCAGAATTAATAAAAAAACTCATAGAAAATTATTAAAATAAAAGGGCGAAAGCCCTTTTTTGTTATCCCATTTTTCACACGTCCCCACACTCGCAAAATTAAACAAACTCACCAAAAATAGGGGCAATTATTACAAGTAGAAATCCGCCCATGTCAGCCGATAACAACCGCAGAATTGAAAGCATCATCCGCTTTGGCTTAATTGCCGAAGTCGATCATGCACAAGCAAAAGCACGGGTAAAGTGCGGTGAAATATTAACGGATTTTATACCTTTCATCACATTGAGATCAGGTACAACAAAAACATGGTCGCCGCCAACACAAGGCGAACAATGTGTCATCTTGGCTGCAAGTGGTGAACTAACAACAGCGTGCATCATCACAGGGCTTTACACTCAAAACAGTCCAAGCCATTCAGCAGATGAACACGTGATCGAATTTGCAGATGGCGCAAAAATCACCTACAACCAAGCCAACGGCGATTTGGTTGTGACAGGAATAAAAACTGCCAACATAAAAGCCGCGAATCAAATCAATATTGACTGCCCCACTGTCAACATTAAAGGCAATGTGAATATTGAAGGAAAAGTAACATCAACAGACGACATGATAGCGGGCGGCATTAGTCAGATGAAACATAAACACAAAGATGTTTCGAAAGGTAAAGACAAAACCGGAGAGCCTGAATAATGAATCGATTTACAGGCGAGAAAATCACAAGCGAAACGGAACACATCAAACAGTCAATCGCAGACATTTTATTGACGCCCATCGGCTCACGTTTACAACGCCGAGATTATGGCAGTCGTATTCCGGAACTCATTGACAGACCAATGAACCACGCTTTGTTGCTCCAACTTGCCGCAAGTGCGGTGATGGTATTGCACAAATGGGAACCACGCGTGACGATTAGCCAATTTAAACCACAACTTACAGGAAACGGCATCACTTGCTCAATCGTGGGCAGAACAAGAAATCAAAACAACGTCATAAATTATGATGATGTATGGCTAGGCGGTAAGAATGAGAGAATTAGTTGATTTAAAAAAACTACCCGCACCAAAAGTTGTGCAAGAACTCAGTTATGAAATCTTACTTGCTCAGAGAAAAGATAAATTTCTGTCATTACAAGAAACTGATGATCTGCGGAAACATTGGCAAGCTCGCTTACAGTTAGAAAGCGAACCAGTGGTTAAATTGCTTGAAGAAAATGCTTATTTAGAACTCTTGCTAAGAACAAATATTAATGAATCAGCCAAGGCAGTAATGCTTGCTTATGCAACAGGATCAGATTTAGACCAATTAGGGGCATTATTCGGCATTAAGCGATTAATCATTCAAGCGGAAGATTTAAACGCTCACCCGCCTATTCCCACCCAATATGAAGATGATGAACGTTTTCGTACACGCATTCAAATGTCATTAGAAGGTTTAACTACGGCTGGTAGTCGTGCAAGCTATGAATTTCATGCGCTCTCTACCTCTGCAAAAATAAAAGACGTTGATGTAACAAGCCCAACGGCAGGCACGGTGAAAGTGGCCATATTATCAACGGAAGGACAAGGAACAGCCGACAGTGATTTAATTAATGCGGTAAAAAAACAGTTGAATGCTGAGCATATTCGCCCCCTGACTGATACGGTATTGGTCGAAAGTGCGGTGATTTTACCTTATGAAATTCGAGCTACTCTCACACTTTATCCATCAGTACTAGAAAGTGTTGTCATGGCAAATGTTAATCAAGCCATTACCCATTATACAAATAAGCAACACTTGCTTGGCATTGATATTACGCTTTCAGGTATTTATTCAGCCTTGCACCAAGAAGGCGTGCAGAACGTGAAACTGACACAACCGCTTGCAGATTTAATCGTACAACCTCACCAAGCAGCATATTGCACACAAATTCAAATCAACGTAGGTGGCCGAGATGAATAGCTATCTCTTGCCCATAGGGTCGAGCAAGCTAGAGAAACAATTATCGAATACGTTTTCAGCCATTGCGGAAATTCCTGTGCCCATTCGCCTCTTATGGAGTGCTGAAAATTGCCCTATAAACCTCTTGCCATGGCTTGCTTGGTCAATTTCTGTAGATGAATGGGATGACGAATGGAGCGAAGAAAGTAAACGACAAGCCATTTTAAATAGCATCCATATTCACAAGCACAAAGGGACAATTTCAGCGATTCGCCGTGTCATGAAATCGGTGGGGTATGGTGACGTCGATATTATCGAAAACCAATCACTTAAAACATGGAATGGCGAACTAAATTTTGATGGTTCGGAAACCTTTGAGCATGAAGAAATGCACTGGGCAGAATACAAAATTGTGCTACATCAGCCCATTACTATTGAAGAATCAAAACAAGTGCGGCGAATTTTAAATGAAAATGCCCCCGCACGTTGTCATTTGGTTGCATTCAATTTTACACGGGCAGGCCATCGATGGAATGGCGAGATCAATTTCGACGGAAACTTTACTTTTGGAGAAGTATAAATGGGAAAAATTACTGAGCAACAACAATGGGAAGAAGATATTTATCTCATTGAAAAACAAGATAAGGTGCTGGGCGGAGAGCTTGGCGTAATTAACATTCAAGCCAAACAGCTAGCCAATCGAACCAAATATTTAAAAGGTCAAGTAGACACCATCAACCAAGACCGCACAGGCTACGCCCCAAAAGCTAGCCCAGCATTCACTGGCGTGCCAACCGCACCAACAGCTGCATTAGGCACGAACAACACACAAATTGCCACAACCGAATTTGTGAAAACCGCAATCGCCGCATTGGTGGGTTCGGCACCTGCTGCGTTGGACACGCTAGAAGAATTGGCACGAGCATTAGCAGGTGATGCAAACTTAAAAGCGACGTTGCTTGCTGAAATCGGGAAAAAAGCCAATGCCACTGATTTTAATGCCTTACATGATTTATTTGTTGGTATCCCTATCCCTTATCCGCTCTCTACCGTCCCAACAGGTTGCTTGGCCATGAACGGACAACGGTTTGATACTCGTCGTTATCCAAAATTGGCACAGAAATATCCGTCAGGGCAACTACCAGACATGCGCGGTGAATTTATCCGTGGTTGGGATAATGGGCGGGGTGTGGATACTGGGCGTGCGTTGTTATCTGCGCAGGGAGATGCCTTTCAAGATCATGTACACTTTCTTCCTACATCAGGAGGAGATTCTTATGAATGGGAAAGCGATATTAATGTGTTTGTCTGGGACAATACAAACAACAAAACAACAGAAGGCGCATTTGTCCATAAGAGCGCTATGCCGTCAGGCAGACAAGGTAATAATCATAGCATAAAAGATGGCGCAGATGTGAGAACGTACCATGCATCTAAAGTGCCATCTACTATTGCTAATAGTTATAGACAGCGCACATCAAGCGAAACCAGACCACGCAACATCGCCTATCACTACATCTGCTTAGCCGAATAAGGAGTACAACATGACCGTAACATTTAATCAAGATGGCTTTGCCGAAACTAGTGGCGAAATCACCGTGTATTGCACTGACAACCAAGGTATTTACAGCCACAGCACAACCGAATATGTGAGCGAAGGCGGAAGCCTTTCCGCAGGCAGTTATTTAGATGCCCCACCACAACCGAAACAAGGCTTTGTCATTGTACGAGTAGATAACAGTTGGCAATATCAAGCCGACCATCGGGGCACCTATTACAGCAAGGAAACAGGCGAAAAAGTAGAACATGCCACACTGGGTGAATTGCCCGAAAATTTAACCGCACTTGCACCACTTGCTGAACCGTGCAAATGGAACGGTACAGCATGGGTAAAAGATGAAGCGAAAATTGCTGATAATTTTACAAAAAACCAAACTCAATTTATCGCCAACATTGATGAGCACGCGGCAAAAATCTACAGCACATGGACACGTTTTGAAAGTGAGTACCGCGAACGCCAAGTAGCGGCAGAAGCCTTTAAAGCCACAAATTATGAAGGCGAGTGCAGTCGATATATCTCAGACTTTGCACAACGTGCGAGACTGGATAACAAGACCGCCACAAACTTGATTTTGACACAGGCGGCAGGACTCGAAAAACTGCAGGTTGAATTAGCTAATCAACGTATGCGCAAATATGAACTCAAAGCCCCTAATCTCACTCTTGAGAAACTGCAATCAATCCATGATGACATTATCAAGCAAATGGATAAATTGATGGAGGCATATCAAAATGGCTAAGGTGTTTTTAGCGATGTATAAACACAAACGTGATTGGCGCAAAGAGCCCGTCAAAGCAATCGCCGACCGCATTACTCGATTTTTTACCAAAGGCAAATACTCGCACTGCGAGATTGCCATTGAGCGCATTGAGTTTGGTAACGGTCATCATCATAAGCATGCGACAGTGTATGACTGCTACTCCTCATCGGTACAAGATGGCGGCGTACGTTGCAAACAAATTGATGTATCCGATAACACCAAATGGGATTTAATCTCACTCAAGGATGTCACCGAGCAACAAATCAAAGCCTATTTTGACCGCACTTTGGGCTGTAAATACGACTGGTGGGGCGCGCTAGGAATCGTACTTGGCATCAAACAAAAACGCAGTAAGTATTTTTGCAGTGAGTGGTGCTTTAATGCGATTTGCGGTGGAGAAAATGGTTGGCGGTTTAGCCCGAATCAGTTGGCGGCAATTTTCCAAAAATGAATAAACGGCGGGTAATTCCGCCGTTTTTATCTGTCCGACTCTACCTAACCGCCCTTTGTTAGTTTAAATACCACAACGCCAAGCGCTACCACTGGCTTTTAAATCCTTACAAAATAGCCCTATCTCTCAACAACAGGGCTAAAATTATGACAGATGAATATCTCCATGGGGTCAAGGTAACGGAAATCGCCGAAGCCTTGCGAACACTCACCACATCATCCACTGCCGTGATCGGTTTAGTGGCAACGGCAGCAGATGCAGATGCAACTGTTTTCCCACTCAATAAACCCACTCTTTTAACAGGTATCACCGCCGAAGTCCAAGCGAAAGCCGGTAAACAAGGCACATTATCCCGTGCATTAGATGGCATTGCGGACATTGTTAATTGTAAAGTGGTCGTTATTCGCGTGGAAGAAAGCGAAGATGAAAGCACCATGAAAGCAAACGTCATCGGCGCAGTGGACAGCGAAGGCAATTACACTGGCTTGAAAGCGTTCTTGGTATCTGCTGCCGTTTGTGGCGTGAAACCGCGTATTTTCTGCGTGCCGAAGTATGACAGCCAAGATGTCACCACCGAGCTTTTAAGTGTGGCAAAAAAACTGAATGGCTTTGTGTATGCATCGTGCGGTTCAGCAAAAACCAAAGAAGAAGCGGTGACTTATCGCCGTAATTTCTCACAGCGTGAATTAATGCTGATCTTTGGTGACTTCTTGTCTTTTAACCCAAACACTAAAGCAACCGAAGTGGATTATGCAGTTGTCCGCGCGGCGGCAATGCGAGCGTATCAAGATAAAGAATACGGCTGGCACACTTGCATTTCTAACAAAGGTTTAACTGGCGTCACTGGCGTGACTAAACCACTTTCATTTGACATAAACGACAGTGCGACCGATGTCAACTATCTGAACGAACAAGGAATCACTTGTTGCGTTAATCACAATGGCTTCAAGTTGTGGGGTTTACGCACCTGTTCAGCCGATAAATTATTCATCTACGAAAACTACACCCGCACCGCACAAGTGTTGAAAGACACCATCGCACAATCATTTGATTGGGCCGTAGATAAAAACATCAGTGTGATGTTGGTGAAAGAAATCGTGGAAGCGATCAATGCGAAATGGCGTGAATATGTGGCGAAAGGTTACTTAGTCGGTGGTAAAGCATTTATCAATTCATCACTGAACACTGCCGCAACCTTGAAAGATGCAAAATTGCTTGTGTCTTATGATTACTGCCCTGTTCCGCCATTAGAACAATTAGGCTTTAACCAATACATCAGCGATGAATACCTTGTGGAATTCGCCGCAGAGATTGCCAAAGTAGGAGCATAACAAATGGCTTTACCACGTAAATTAAAACTCATGAACTTCTTGGCTGACGGTAATTCTTACCGTGGCCAAGTTACCGAAATCACCCAACCTAAATTGGCAATGAAACTGGAAGAATACCGTGCAGGCGGCATGATTGGTCCAGTGAAAGTAAATTTAGGCGTGGAAGGCTTGGAAGCGCAATTCAAAATGGGCGGTTACATGACCGAACTCATTAAAGAATTTGGCGGCAAAATTGACGGTTCGTCATTACGTTTCGCGGGTGCATACCAACAAGACGACACCGAAGAAGTCACCGCCATTGAATTGATTATGCGGGGTCGTTTCAGCGAAATTGACAACGGCACAAGCAAATCAGGCGATGACACCGAACAAAGCTACACCGTGCCATTAACCTATTACAAAATCATCGAAAACGGCAAAGATTTGGTCGAGATTGATTTACTCAACTCAATCTTTATTGTCGGCGGCACTGACCGCTTAGCAGAACACCGTTCAGCGATTGGCATCTAATCACCACCTAGCCCCGCAAGGGGCTTTTATTAAATCACTCCCCCACGCTTAAAGCGTGGCATTTTTAAAGGTATAAAAAATGAAAAACGAAAACAGCAAAGTGATCACATTAACCAATCCACTTGTGCGTGGCGAAAACAAAATCACCGAAATCACCGTCAACAAACCCACCGTGCCGGCATTAAAAGGCTTGAAAATGTTTGACGTGTTGCAAATGGACGTGGACGCATTGCAAGTGTTGCTCACTCGCGTGACAAATCCTGTGTTGCACAAATCCGACTTTTCTACAATGGAAGTGGCTGACTTCACCGAGCTTGCGGCGGTGGCTGTCGGTTTTTTAGGGAAGAATTCGGAAGCGGAAGAGACCGAATAATGATTGCCGCCACGGTAGAAGATGCCATGGCGGACATTGCACTGATTTTCCATTGGCAACCACAAGCCTTTGAGCAAATGACATTTGCCGAATTAATGACATGGCGAGAAAAAGCAAGGGAACGAAATGAAACAGAAAATGATTGATTATTTATTGAATATGCCACGGCATATTGTATGGCGTGGGATGTTAATCTCACTTGTTGTTTTTTGGTTGCTTGTGATTTTCGGCATTGCATTTCTCTTTCGCTAATTCATCAAGTGCGGTCAGAAATCACGGGATTTTTTGACCGCACTTTTCTTTAGGAATAAATCATGTTTCAAAACTTTGCTTTAGCCGCACTTGGGATGTTTGTGTTTACACGGCAAACCGTGCCTTTCCAAAGCTTAGACCGCACATCAACGTGGCGACATCCAACCAATGCGATTGTGGGTGCAATGCCGAAATCACAATTCACCGGTAAGGAAAGCGAAACCGTGACAATCGGCGGGCGACTTATCCCCGAAATCACGGGCGGCAGATTTTCCATTAAAGCGTTGGAATTAATGGCAGACAGCGGCGGCGCTTTCCCACTGATTGACGGTGCAACATTTGAGATTATCGGTTTTTTTGTGATTGAAAATATCCAAGAAACCCGCACGGAATTCTTTGGCGATGGCGCACCCCGTGCCATTGACTTCACCATGAACTTAAAACGCACTGACGATCCGATGTTGATTGCCATTGCAGACAGTTTAATGAGTAATCTGTAATGTTAGGCTTAGATTTTAACGACAATCACCGCACCCCCGCTTTTAAAGTGGTGATCACCACGAAAGACAACAAACAGCAAGACATCACGCAAGTGGTATCAAGCCGTTTGATTAATCTGTCTTTAACCGATAATCGCGGATTAGAAGCGGACACGCTAGATTTAGAATTATCCGACCATGACGGCAAATTAGCTTTGCCGCCACGCAATGCCACAATCAGCCTTGCACTAGGTTGGAAAGGCAAGCCACTGATTGACAAAGGGCAATATTCAGTCGATGAAGTGCAGTTTTCAGGCGGTGCAAATTCAGCCGACAGGCTAACCATTCGGGCAAGAGCGGCAGATTTAAAAGGCACGTTCACCGAACAAAAAGAGCGGTCATTTCATAAAAAGAAATTGGGCGAAATCGTCAACGAAATTGCACAAGGAAACAAGCTCAAAAGCCAAGTGGCAAAAGAGCTTACCAACCGATTAATCGACCACATCGACCAAACCAACGAAAGCGACATTAATTTGCTGACACGCCTTGCGGAAGAATACGGGGCGATGTGTACGGTGAAAAATGGCACGTTGCTCTTTATGCCATTAGGCAAAGCAAAAACCGCCACAGGAAAAGATATTCCACTGCGTAAAATCACCCGCAAGAATGGCGACAACTACAATTTTTCCATTGCTGAAAGTGAAAACTACAAAGCCGTGCGTGCATATTGGCACGATACAGACAGCGGCAAGCGTGGCGAAGTGACCGTTGATGAAAACACCAAGATTGTGAAAAAACAGCGAATGACGAAAGGCAGAACGCTGAAAAACGGCACAGTGAAAGGCAGACGATTAAGCAAACGCAAATACAACGAAATTGAGCAACAAGAACCCATTACAAGTGACAGTTCTCAAATAAAATCATTGCGACACACCTATGCAAGTGAAAAAACCGCCATTACTTCCGCAAAATCTGCCTTTGACAAACTCAAACGAGGCGTGGCGACATTTAGCCTAAATCTTGCCTTTGGCGAACCCGATTTAATCCCCGAAACACCCATTGAGCTTTCAGGCTTTAAAGCTGAAATTGACAACACCAACTGGCTGATAACTCAAGTCACCCACAGCATAACCGACAACGGCTACACCTGCGGCGTGGAAATGGAACTGAAAATAGACGAAGAAAAGGCGGAGTAATTCCCCCGCCTGTTTTAAGCTGCTTTATAAGCCTGATCTTTGTGTGTTGGTTGCTGGGGAAATGCTGGAATTAGAAGCCTTTCTTCAACTAATAATGTAATATGCCTACCTAGAGCAGATATTGTCATACCAAGCAAATCAGCAAGAGCAGCTTTAGAAACATATTGATCTTCACAAAGTACAAGCAATAATTCTTTTACTTGTTCAGGTCTCTTTTTCTTTAAAGAATAAAATCTAGGGTTAACAATATTGCGTAGTTCTTGCAGATATTCAGGATTAAGTTCTTTGAGGTTATCAACAACTTTCCCTAGAGTGTTTTGAATTCGCCCTTCGTTATCTCTCCAAATGAATTTAACTTGCCGTGATTCTGTTAAATTATTAGCTTGTGCATTAGCTAATGCATTAGCTTGTGCATTAGCTTGTGCATTAGCTTGTACATTAGCTTGTACATTAGCTTGTGCATTAGCTTGTGCATTAGCTTGTGCATTAGCTTGTGCATTAGCTTGTGCATTAGCTTGTGCATTAGCTTGTGCATTAGCTAATGCATTAGCTTGTGCATTAGCTTGTGCATTAGCTTTGGTTCTTAGGCGTACAGAACCAGAAGTATAAATATCAGCAATATCAACTTCTTTAATCCATGGGAGAATATAATACTTTTTCTTGCCATCGCCTTTACCTATCAACCAACATTTTTTAGCCAATTGCGGTAATGCGAGAGTTATCTCCCTACCGGTAAAACTATTTCCCATGTTTTCAGTAAGAGAAGCGTGATTAATCCAACCATCATTTAAAACCGCATAAATTAAAATATTTTTATATAATGTCCTTTCTTGTGAGAACTCTTCCCCAAATTCTGTTTGTAATTTACGAATAGCTGATAATGTTGCGCCATCTTGTAATGTCAATGCAAGATGTGTTGATAAATGATTGGTCAATAATTCTGGAGTAGTTAAAAGTTCCCTAATCCAGTTAGTAAATATTTTTTCAATTCCTTTGCCTTGTCGTTCACATAAGCCAGCTATTCTAAAAATATTGTGTATAAGAGAATTCCGACAGGTCGATTTTAGACCATTAATAGCTTGCTCAATACTGACTAACATTGAACCAGGATTTTCAAATGTTAGTCTGTTAGATGTTTTTACTATTTTTAACGAAATTTGATCATTAAAATAATCAGCGTGAGTAAAGAAATTTACCAATGCTTCACGCAATGCTTCGGTAATTTCATTTTCTTCTTTTCTAGTCAAGTTATTAAGCTTGAAATGGCTATTTTTGGCAATATCAAACAATAAAGCCGAGGTTTTTAGATAGAATTCAAATAAATTGCCGTCTTCCAAATCATCGCAAGTAAAGCGAGATGAATAACGTTCATCACCTTGTATATCTTGATAGTCTAAAAAATAATGCGGCAGTAATTGGCGGATAATGTGAAGTTGACCAAAGACTAAAAGACCAGCATAGGTTAGTCCTTCTTGTCCCGTGTCTAAGTTTCTTGCATAGGCATTAATTTTTTTTAGTAATAACAAATCATCAAGCACTAATAACGGACTAGTTGGATTATAGTTTTTAAGAAATTGGCGGTACTTTTGAAGTGTATGTTGATTAATTTCATCAATGCCAGTGTTAGGAATAACTTTGCTATCCTGATTGTTTTTTGTATAACCAGATAAATAATTTTTGAGTTCATTAGCATTAAGCTTATGATCGCCTGTATGAAGGCGAACATAAGACAATCTAGGATCGTTATTAAGATGAACGGGTATATCTGAATTATCGGCTTTTTTGACCCTTATCGCGATAACATCTACCAAAATATTGTTTATTTCTTTTTGAATAATTTTAATATCATCATTTGATAAATTATTAATACTTATTTTTTGTCCGCCTCGCATTTGACTAAACATATCATCAAGTAATTTTTGAGTATTTGAAACACCACTAATCGAAAAAACTTGATTTTGTTCACTAATACCTAAAAAGATAATTCCCCCTTGAGTGTTGGAGAAAGCACTATAAGACAACCAGAAATCTTTAGGCAGTGTATTCGCTGATTTTTTGCATTCAAAAAACAATCTTTCTTGAATCGACGAGGTGTCTTCCAAAATCTCTTCTATTTGTAACCAGAGAGAATTTAGTGTAATCATAATTCATTCCTACAACATCTTTGGTCTAATCGGCAGCACGCTCAAGAATTTAGCGCGTACTTGTGCCGTATTGAATAGTTTCTCGGTAATTTCAAACGTTGGATAAAGTGGGTTATCACTTAATGCGCGAATAATACCGCCGGGAACACGTTGCAAACGTTTGATATAGGTTTTACCTCTACCCACAAATACTCTCACAAGGCACACCATCGTGGTCACGATCGAGTTTGTGCATGCCGCACTCCCTTAAATGGAATTTAGCATCATCGCAATTATCCATGTCCTTACAAGTACGTTTCCCATCACTACAACTAAACTGTTCTGCATCTGCTTTTTTACTTTTTGCAAAAGTTGCTGTTGAGAAAGCAAGGGAAAGTGCGGTTAAAATTAAGAATAGTTTTTTCATTGTAGAATTTCTCCCGTCTCAAGCATATAGAAAAAAGCATCTTCATAAATGATTTTTACACCGTGCTTTTCTGCTTTTGCTAATTTAGATGGGCCGACTGTTTTGGACTTCTCACAGATAACCAAAAAATCAGTTTTACTGGAGACATCTGAAACAACTCGCAAATTGTGATCGATTGCGAGTTGTGTCATCTCTTCTTTTGCGGCAGCTTTAAATCCACTAAAACAAAACGTAACAGAAAGGCAAGGTGGATTTTTCTTTAATTCCCGCTTTTGAGAATTGATTAAGCTATCGTAAAGGTGAAACTTATCATCGGGAACGTTCAAAGCATATTGTTTCGCATCTTCAATATTGTCAAACTCTTGAATTATTCTGTCATGACGAAGTGTCAATACTCTGGCATAAGCGTGACAATAGCCAATTAAGTAAACATCATTTTCGACAATATTGGTGATGTGAAATGCATTAACTTCCTTGTGAGCATTCATGTAAACAACAAACTTTTCTGTTGCCATTTTTATTCCTACCACTTCCGCCACTTCATCGGCATGCTGAATACTACTCTGCCGTGTATAAACACGTCATCATCTTGCGTGAATGTCCATTCTTTGTATGTTGGGTTGTCGGAAATGACGAGCATTTCTTTTCCCACTTTTTGCAAACGCTTGATGAATGTTTGGCCGTCAAAGGTGAAAACATAAAGACCATCGGCGGCAAAGTAATTTTCGGAAATATCCACATAAAGCAAATCACCGCTTTCAAGGGTTGGCGACATGCTATCCCCTTTCACTGTGATCAACTTCAAATGTTTTGCATCAGCACGTCCAAATTGTTGACGGAAGAACGTTAAATCAAATTCTTGTGAAAGCAAGCCTTGTTCGGTTGGGCTTAAATAAGCACCGTTTCCGGCACTCGCTTCCACGTCCAAAATATCAATCCGCACTGTGTTTGGGTTTTGCGGTTCGCTCACTTCTACAATGCGATAAGACGGATCCGGGTCGCCTTCACCTGTTTTTAGCCAATGCGGGTCCACATTAAGTGCGGTCGCAATTTCTAAGATTTTTTTAGGGTTTCTAGTTTCGCCACTCAAAATCTTAAAAACAGAAGGCTGCTTAATGCCGATTAATCTTGCCAATTCCGCTTGGGATATGCCTTTTTCATACATTAATGAAGTTAAGCGTTCAGATAAAGTTGCCATAATTTCTCCTATATTTTGATTTTATAACTAAAGCTATAGAAAATAAATTTTCATTTAGCTATTGACTATAGATAGTTAAACCTATAATCTATAGCCAAAACTTAGTTATAGGAAATTATTTATGAATGTTTTTATAGTTAAAGCAATAGAAAAAGCTGGCGGGCAATCAGCATTAGCTAAAAAATGCGGAGTTAGTCAGCCGACCGTAAATCAGTGGCTAAAGGGTGGAAAAATGGATGTGAAATATATTCCCGCCATTATCAAAGCAACAGAAGGCAAAGTAAGAGCCGAAGATTTACGCCCTGATGTTGATTGGGCAGTGATTCGGAATAGTTAAACAATGTGAACAAACACCGGAAGACGATGGCAATACTAGCCAGTTTTTTGTTTTAACAGTGGCGGCAACGCCACAATGCCGATGGCATAAAACATGGCTTTTAACGAGGCGTATTGCTTAATGGCTTGTTGCGGAACTTCGCTGAAATTAAAGCCAAATTGTTGTAGTTCCGCTTGGCTGAAACTACCGAGTGCAAAGACAAAAATGCAAACGCCACATAAGTAGGAATGTTGTCCTTGAATGTGCAAGTGTTTGGTGTACGGAATCGTTTTTTTATATACCCAATAAATCACGAATGACATCAACAGCAATATAACAAGTTGAATATCGGCATTGATTTCCGGCACAAGTGCAAAGCGAGTGTAGACATAAACTAACCCGAATGTCGCCCAATAAGCCACGGTATCAATGATGATGCCTTTCGCAAAAATCAGGTGTTTTTTTATTTTTTCGAACATAGGAGTGCCTTATGGCTAAAAAAGTGGATGAACAATTATGGGTTCGCGTATTGGAACTTGAACAAGCCTTGAAAGACCAGGAAAAACAAACCAAGCAAAGAATAGACGAACTGGGACAGCAATACCATGATCACCATAACCATTTACCAGCTTTATGTTTTATCTGCGCTGTAATAGGAACGTTCTGTGCATTCCAATTTTTTAGATAGCAAAAGTATAACAAAGTAAACAAAAACAACAAGGAAAAGGGTGTGGCGAAAACAGAAAAAAAACGCGAACTAAAATCTGAAATTATTGCATTTCGTGTGACGGCAAGTTTTAAAGAAAAGTTACAAGAAATGGCTCAAGCGGATAAACGGGAATTGAATGATTTTATCCGTTTGAAATTGGAAGAATGTATTAATTAATGGGTCAGTGATTCGGAATAGTTAAACAATAAAAGGTGATAAATAGTGAACGTAGATCATAAATGCGCAAATTGCGGAAGTAATAACATCCGTGTGCGAACTTCCGAAAAAATCGGTTTGTTGTCAATCGACGTGTTGGCTTACTGCAACAACTGCGGCACAGAATTAAGAGTGCAAAGCCAAATTACAAGAGTAAGAACGCCAATCTATAACGACCGCCCAGAAGCATTAAGTGCGAATAAGCCGTTAAATCAGATTGACGAGCGTCAGCAAGAAATCGACATCTAGTCTTTAATTTCCATCAAGATTTTTAAACACCGTCGTTTGAAGAAATTCATGCGACAGGATTTTTGCAACCAAAATTCAGGGAGACAAAGCAAATGGCAAAAAATGATTACACCTACGACAACGGCAAAACACGCAAAGGACGTGTGAATGTCTGGGAGTTAGAAAAACGTGTGAAAAAGTTGGAAACGCAAATTCAAATCATCAGCCGTCACGTTAATCATCAAGCAGGATTAAACCAACAACAAGTGCTATTGAATGAAAGCCTTCACGACCGTGTGGCACTGCTTGAAAAAGCAAGTTGGAGCAAGCAAGGGATGTTTGGCCGTTGGTTAAGTTGGGTTCAAGGTAAATAAGCAAGGGGGCGTGTGATGTACGTTTCAGGCAAAGAAAGTGCGGCGGCAAAATTCTGCAAAGAAAATCAAATTGCGGTTGAGCCTGTGCAAAGTTGGGGCGATTGCCGCCATGTGATCGGTAAAAGTCGCTATCGCGTGGAATACGCTTTCAGCAACCTTTCACAAGGCGAAAGAGAAATCCTGTTGGCAATGGCAGAACTCGACATCAATGATTTAGTTAGCACCACATTTTCAGGCGAGAAACTACACCACTACACCGAAAACGGACAACGCAAAATCGCCAAAGCGTTTCGCAAAGTGCGGTTGATTTCGGGGATGTTTCCGAAAGGCATTACCGAACGCGAATTCACATTGATTGATAAAGCATTGAATTAGGGGGAAGTATGGCAACCGTGATTTTAAGCCGTGGCGCATTGAGCATTGTGGCAAAGGAATATTATCAAAAACTCGATAAGGCACAGGAAAAATTATTCGCTTACATCTATCACTTAGACAAAGGCGATGAAGAACAAGCAAGACAGGCATTTAACGAATTTATTGAAAACGGTGATTTAGCGACAAAAGCACGCCAAATCTTTTTGCAAAAATACAGAGATTGGGAGCAATGGCAAGCCAATCCACGGAGAAAAACAGCATGAGAACAAAATTCATCGCCTTTAGAACGGCAAGCAAAACTGCAGCAGAAGCAGAACGTGCAGAACAATTTTTAAAAGCCGCACAGTTTTGGCGCAAAGCCTATTAGTTAGCACCAACACCGGATGAAGATTGGTGCTTTGCACGTGCAGATCGTTGTTTTAAAGCCGCCATTGATACAGGCGCAATCAAGGTAAGAAAAAGCAGACAGTTAGATTTCAAGGAATTTTGGGAGAAAGGCAATGAGTGATTTTTTCATTGGATTAGCGGTGGTGATGTTGGGCTGTTTTATGGCCGCCGCCTTATTAGATGCCGCCTTATGTTGGTTGGCAAATTGGATAAGCAAGCACTTTTAAGGAGAAAACAAAATGAGTACCGATATTTACATCAATTTAGATTGCGGAGCCGAACTACAAATCACCAAGATTGGCGACCGCTTTCAAGTGTTAGAGATTGTCGCAGATGGTGACGGTTGGCGAAAACAAAAAGCAAGAGTGATTGGGCGATTACATAACACCATTATTGGCGCAGTGAATGAAGTCCGCAACTTTGCCTTAGCACAATATGAAGTGCTTTCACTCACCGAAATGGAAAGTGCGATCAACTCAACCAATCAAGCCATTAAAGATTACTTTGACCAACACAACGAATATTTAGCTAACTTACAAAGAGCATAGAAATAACATGATGAACTGGGAGCAACAACGAGACAATAACATCGCTAAACGTGATTTGGCGATGGAAGAAGCTCGTTTGGCAAGAATGGAAAGTGCGGTTAAAACTGGCCGCACTTTAGACTTGCCACAAGCAACAGCCG